AGATTTTGGAGATTTAACTGCAGGAAAACAACGTTTAGCTGGCTGTTGTAACGGTCATGGGGGCATAGCTTAATGTCACAAACTAGATTCTTCAAAAGTGTGATAACACCTACACTAGTTCAGCCTACAGAAAATCACGAGGTAGGGGTAGCTTCTGGTGTGTGGTCACTACAAGATCAGGCAAGAGCTAGACGTGGTGGTGTATGGCCTGAAGCTGGTGTCCCTGATCCTGATACACTTGTAGAGAATGTGTTCAGCACGTTTGTGTATACAGGAAACGGTAGTTCTCAAACGATTACAAATGGTATTGATCTAAGCGGTGACGGCGGGTTGGTTTGGTTTAAAAACAGATCAACAACAGTTGGTGTGGCGCTGGGTAATATTTTAATTGATACTGAAAGAGGTGGTACAAAGTACCTGCGCTCAGAAGCAGCCAGCGCTGAAGAAACTTCAAGTAACATGATTTCTTCTTTTAACTCAAATGGGTTTGCTTTCGGAAGTGATACAAACATAAATTATTCTGGCGATTCTGGTGTAACTTGGACCTTTAAAAAAGCCCCTAAGTTTTTTGACGTAGTTACTTATACCGGGAATGGCACATCAGGTCGTACTGTCAGTCATAATCTTGGTGCTGTGCCGGGTATGATTATTGTAAAAGCTACAGGTCAGTCAGATCAGTGGACAATTTTTCATAGGGGGATGGGAAATACTAAACAAATAAATTTTACTACAAATGCTGAATACACTGCCAGTTCAGCTTGGAACGACACAGATCCGACAGCAACTGAGTTTACAGTTGGAAATGCGGGAACAGTCAATCAAAATGGTTCAACTTATGTAGCCTATCTCTTTGGTCACGACACAAGCTCTGATGGTATGATCCAGTGTGGAAATTATACTGGTAATGGTTCTGCAACAGGCCCCGTTGTTAATCTTGGTTTTGAGCCGCAGTGGTTGTTGATAAAAGTTGCTTCAGGAACCACTGACAACTGGGTTATTTTTGATAATATTCGTGGAATAGTTACTGGCGGCAATGATCCAAGACTATTTCCAAACTCAAATAGCGCAGAACTAACTGGAAACGATTATGTTGATTTAAATGCTTCTGGGTTTCAACCTACTTTGGGGGCAGACTTAGTAAATAGAAACTCCTCTAACTACATATACGTAGCAATCCGTCGTGGTCCAATGGCTACACCAACCGCAGCGTCTGATGTGTTTGATATTAAAATATCTACTAATACCAGCCCTGCTTTTACATCTGATAATATTATAGACACAGCTATGTTTGCAAGAACAGTTTCTAGTGACAACAGGTTCTGGTCTTTCAGATTAGGGCATAGGGGATATCTGTATAGTAATGCTACTAATGCTGAAGCTACTGGTCAAGCCGCATGGGATTTTGGAGATTCACAGTTTGGTCATTTCTTCGCTGGTGGTTTAGGAACTAATTATACGGGCTACTTTTGGAGTCGTGCTCCCGGTTATCACGATGTAGTTGCTTATACAGGTGATGGTACGGGAACTCGCACCGTGGCTCATAATCTTGGTGTAGTACCAGAGATGATGTGGTTGAAGAAACGTAGCACTACAAGTGCATGGTATGTTTATCATAAAGATTTGTCCGATCCTAATAACGGTTACATAGAATTGGATAAAGATGCAGTCAGATCAGGTTCCAGTGGTGCTTGGGGTACAGGTCCAACCAGCACAAACTTCCAAGCAGTTTTTAACACAAGCAGTCAGACACATGTTGTTTTCCTGTTCGCCACACTTGCTGGGGTATCTAAAGTAGGTTCTGTGACTCACTCTGGCAGTTCAACTGATGTGGACTGTGGATTTTCTTCAGGGGCCTCCCTTGTTATGTTGAAACGTACAGACTCAACAGGCGATTGGTACTGGTGGGACTCTACGAGTGGTATAGTTTCAGGTAATGATCCTTATATTTTGTTAAATACAAATGCCGCACAAGTTACTAACACAGACTTAATAGACCCGCTATCATCAGGTTTTACTATTACAGGTGATTTTACAGATGGCGACTACATCTTCTACGCAATTGCAGCCATATAGGTGAACAATGGGATTACTTAGATACAGAGAAACAGGTGAAGTGATTACAGAAACAGAGTTTCGCTTTAGAAACAGAAAGCGTAGACCTCATAATGTACCACCTATGGGTCAGCTAACAAGAGAGTGGCTAGATGGTGAGGGTGTTGATCCTGTGCTTCCCGGACCAAAGATAGGACCAGTATACAACGGTGCATACAAACACTCTGACGGTAACTGGTACACACAATGGTCAAACAATTAAAACAATAAGGACAGACAATGCCCAGAGATACACAACAAGAAACACATTTAGTTACTAAAGATATAGACATTCAGCTTCCTCAAGCAAAGCCTGAATATCAATCTATGCTTTCAAACATACAAGAGAAAGCCCCTGCTATACGTCAAGCATCTAGTAACTTCTACAAGTCACATTCACAAATGATGTCTGTTACACTAGATGTTACTGCTATTACACCTATTCGTTCTATTAAGCATACACTTGCAGAGATTGAAAAAACTAAGAGCGCTTTGCAAGAAGGTTACTTCCGCATGAAAAAGAACGAAGTTAAGCTTAAGAAGCTAGAACGTAGGCTGTTGAATGAGAAAGATGACCTAGAGCGTGAAATGCTTGAAGTAAAGATAAATGAGATGGAAGCAAACGCTGCATCATCTCGTGGCTATGTCGAAGGTGCAGTACGTAAGCTAAACTTTTTTAGCAATCAGTATGACAACCTGATGAAGAAGATTGGTAAAGAAGAACTTACTGAAGAAGACTATGAACTAGAAGAAATAAAATATCACATTATGACTTGCATGAAGCAAGCCTTAAATAGTGCTAGACCAAGAAACGGTATCATTGATGAAGGTAACATGATATACTTGTTTGACTTAGGTATCAATGCCGCACAGGCTCAAGCAGAGGTATACTCTTATCTTAATTGGGAGAACGAGCTACTAAAAAATAATAAAGCACCAGAGCACCATCACACAGTACAGTGGTTAGAGGCTTGTGCAGATAAGTGGGCGCACTGTCCTAGTGATTTTGCAAACAGCAGAGGGTTTGACATTATAGATAAAACTTCTTTAACAAACACTCCACAATTAGAGAACCACACAGGGGGTTAGCATGGCAGAACTAACGGAAGAACAGATAGAAGCAATGTTAGATCGTGCAGCTAAAAAAGGTGCAGCAGAGGCGCTGCGAGAGATAGGTCTGCAAGATGAGGACGCAGCCAGCGACATCAAAGAGATGCGTGGTTTACTTGACGCATGGAGGTTGACTAAAAGAAGTGTATGGGCTACAACAGTAAAGATGGGAACTGTAGCTGTTTTGACATTTATAGCCACGGCAGTTTGGATGACATTTAAGTAATCCAAGCGTGGGGGGAGCGCTTACATGATTGATCCAGTAACAGCAATATCTGCTGCTAGTGCAGCCTTTGGGATGCTCAAGAAAGGTATAGCAGTAGGCAAAGACTTGCAAGACATGGGTGGTCAGCTTTCTAAGTGGGCAGGTGCGATAGCTGACCTAGACTTTGCAGATCAGCAGAACAAGAAACCCGCATGGTATAAGACGCTAGGCGGTGGAGTACAAGCAGAAGCTATGGAAATATTTGCAGCTAAACAGAAAGCTGCTAACATGCGACAAGAGTTAAAAGAGTACATATCCGTAATGTATGGCCCCTCTAAGTGGCAAGAGATACTGCAGATTGAAGCAGACTTACGTAAACAAAAAAGAGAACACGAACATAGACAGATGGAAATAAAACAAAAGATAATAGAGTGGGCTGCAGGTATATTATTGTTTATAATGTGCACAGTTGCTTTGTTTGGTTTTGTATGGATAGGAACAAGATAGATGGCTAAGTTTAAAGGTTTTAACAATCAACAGACACATCAGTTACTCACTGAGTTAGGCTACACAGGCCCAGCGCAGAAGGACGATATGGATAAATTCTTAGCAGCTACACCTTCTGCTGCATCTATGCTTGGACGGTACACTGAGATGGCTAGACAACGTGTAGAGGGTGCACCTGTAGCTCCTACTGGTATGCAAGCTGGCGGTGATATAAAAGCACCGGGTACGTTTGGCACAGGTGTGCAGCCACAGCAACAACCAGACTTTGCAACTTACTACGATGATCAAGGTAAGCTAAGAAACTTAGAGTTAGACAAAGCCGTGCAAGCAGGTCAGACAGAGTTGAGTCCACAAGTGGAGCAACAGACACAAGACATTCTTAAAATGGCTACAGGTGTAACCCAGCCTGATCTACAGTTTGATTTAAACAAGGACGGTACGATTACATCTGCTGATGCGTTAAAGTTTGCTACAGATGCTAAAACACAAGGTGACGCAGAGAGAGCAAGGCAAGCAGAGATTTCTGAATTAGAGAAAAGGCTAGAAGAGATAAAAGGTGGACCAGCTATTCCTGCACCTGTTGTCCCTACCCCACCAGTAGAACGTCCTATCATACAACCGGGTACACCTGACCCTGCAGATGTGCCTAAAGAGATAGGTGAGTTAGATGATGCACAAAAAGCATATGCTGATGCACAGAAGAGCCTCACAGATGCGCAGGTAGCCTTAAATGATTTTGATGTAGATGCTATAGAGTTTGAAGCTTTCGATGCTGTAGATGATACAGGGCAACCAAAATACCCTGATGCTTTAAAAACAATACAAACAGACTACTTAGACAAGGCTTTGTCAGAGTACGGCATAGGCATGAGTGCTACAGAGAATGTTGACCCGGTAGAACTAAAAGCGTTATTAGAGAGTGGTAAGCTACCAGAAGATCCTACTGACTTTGAAATAACAGGCAGCAAAGAAAACTGGGTTATAAACTATCCTAATGGACAAAAGATAACTGTAAGACGTGCAGATAAAAATAAAGTAGCTAATGAAAAGAACGGCGCTGCAGGTATTGCTGATCTTATAAACGCATTTAAAGAGTCTGACACATACAAAGATAAACCTAAAAGTGAAAGTGAACAGGAATACGCAGATGCAGTAGAGGCTGTAGACACAGCTAATGATGAAATAGAAAAAACAAAAATGGAGCTAACGGCTACAGAGTCTAGAACTAAGGTGACGGGTGTGCCTAGCTTGACAGAGACACTAGCTAAAACTATTAGCTCACCGAAAGACTTAGTGACACGTCCAGATGTGTACGGTATTAAAGTTGAGGACAATCAGTTCATAGATACAGGCACAGGACAGGTAGCTAAGATAGATGATATTATAGCTAAACAAGCAGAGCTTGCTGACGCTGTAGACTCACCTTCAGTTAAATCAACACTAGCTTATTTAGGCAAGTTTACAGATGCAGAATTAGAAGAGAAGTATGGTCCTACACCTACAGACCCTGTAAAGCTAGAACAGTACGAGGCACGTATCGCACAAGATGCAACAAATGATTTGGCGGCTACGTATGAAGCTACCATGTCACAAGATAAGATACAGACTGCACTACAACAGTTTTCTGCACAAACAGGCACACCATCAGAAGAAGCTATTATGGAAATAGTGAGGATGGACCCACAGCAGTTAGAACAGTTAAATCTACCTCCTGAAACGCAAGATAGTTTAAGACAGATAAGACGGGTAACACTTAATTACACAAGAGGTGAGTTTCCAGATGCAGCTACTTTTGAAGGGCCGTTTACTAAAGCACCAGACCAACAGATTACTCAACGAAGACCTGACATAGACGCTGCTAAGTTTGCCACAGACACACCTAAAGCAAAGGATGTAGTAGATTATAACTTGACCCCTGCACAAGTAGCACTGGCAGAGATTACTAAAGTAGAAGAGGCTGCACGTTTTGCAGAAGAAGCAAGCGCACCAGAAAAAACAACAGAGTTTGTACCTGATGTTTTACCCGGAGCACAAACTGTAGTTGGACCCGGTGAAGTAGTTGACATAAATAAAATACTTAATGATGAGAGGATTATTGTAACAGGTAAAACACTAGATGCTTTAAATGAAGATGCAACTGCAAAAGCTGCAGCAGCTACATTCTCACAAGCACTGGAAGCTAAATTTACTAAGGGGGATGTTAGCCCACAGTCTACTATTACGTTTCAACTAGAAAAACTTATGGATTCGTTTAACAATGGTACACCAGCATGGGCTGCAGGAGCGATACGTAACGTAAATGAGACTATGAACGCTAGGGGCATGGGTGGTAGCTCTATGGCTGCTGCTGCACTAATCCAAGCAGCTATGGAAACAACATTACCTATAGCACAAGCTGAAGCCTCTATCTTTCAAGCTATGGATATGGAGAATGTGCGTAATAAACAAGCCGTGGCTTTAGCTAACGCTGCAGCAGCGCAAAGGTTTGAACTACAGAACTTAGATAACAGACAGGCTGTATCTATACAGAACAGTATGAACAACGCTAACTTGCAGTTACGTAATCTTAGTAATCAACAAGAGGCTGTACTATCACAAGCACAACTAAACGCAGGTTTACGTAACCAAGAGCTTTCTGTATCACAGAACGTAGCTATGGCTAACGCTGCTAGATTTGCAGAAGTAAACGACATCAATTTAACAAACAGACAGCAAGCCCTGATCTTAGAGGCTAATCAAAAGTTAGAAGTAGATCTAACTAACCTATCAAACAGACAGCAGACTGCACTATCTAACTTGCAAGTTAAAGCATCTATGATGGGACAAGTTCTTACTAACGAACAGCAAGTCGCTGTACTCACCAGCACACAAGCGTTTGAGCGTGAGATGGAAAACACCAATAGACAGACTGAGGCTTTCTTACAAGATGCTGTATCTATGGCAGCGATGGAAGGCAGAGTGCTGGACAATAGACAACAAACATCTTTGTTTAATGTGTCTAGTCAATTACAGGAACGCCAGCTTGAGTTAAACAACGAACAACAGATCAGAATGTTTAACATGACTAACAAGTTGAACATTGACGTTGAAAACTTATCTAACCGTCAGCAAACTGCTCTAGCTAATGCACAGATAGAAGCAGCTATGCGGGGTCAAGAGCTTACAAATAAACAACAAGTCAACGTAATAAAAGCAGAACGTATCGCTGAGATAGCCAACTTAAACTTTACTGCAGAAACATCTCGTGTCATGCGCAACTCTGAGTTAGCACAGACAGTTGACCTAGCTAACTTAAATAACAGACAAGCTAAACTTATGTCAGATGCTGCTGCGTTGACACAGGTAGATTTAGCTAACTTGTCAAATGCACAACAAGCTGCCAGACAAAAGGCTGAAGCATTCTTACAAATGGATGTACAGAACTTGAGCAACGAACAGCAGATGGAGATATTTAAAGCACAACAAACTACGCAAAGTATCTTTACGGATCAGGCAGCAGACAATGCAGCTAAACAGTTTAACGCTGAGAGTCAAAACCAGATGACACAGTTTCAGATGAATTTAGATGCACAAGTTGAGATGTTTAACAATGCACAAGAAAACGCTATGAACCAGTTTAATGCTGGTGAAGAAAACACTATAGCTAAGTTTAATCAAGAGCTAACAAACCAGCGTGATATGTTTAATGCGTCAAACGAGTTGGTTGTAGCACAAGCTAACACACAGTGGCGTAAGGACATAGCGACTATAGAAAATGCAGCAGTCAACGAAGCTAACATGACTGAAGCTATGGCTGCTAATAATCTTACACTGCAAGGTATAGCAGAGGTGTGGCAAGAAGAGCGTGACTTGATGAACTACGCTTGGACCACTGCAGAGAAACAAGCTGACAGGGATCACGAGTTAGTCAAAGCAGAAATACAAAATGATGCTGCTGAGGATAATGCATTTTCTATGGCGGCTGGTAGTTTTCTATCAGCTACAATAGGTGCTGTAGGCGAAGCTGGTGGCATAGGTGAGTTTTTTAGTTAAGGTGAAATAACATGTTTGGAAACATATTTAACAGTTTGCAATTCCCAGAAGATAAACCTAAAGAAGAGGAAGAAAAGCAAACAACAGGCTTAATGTCTAGTCCTAGACCTAGAGCTAGACCAGAGGGTATGACAACTAGCCTTAGACCAAGAGCTAGGCCAGTAGACGATGACGATGATGACAATACAATTAATAAGACTTTAGCAAATACTATTAGAGAGATAAATAATCCAGCCTATGATGATGAGGATGGTGTAGTTGCTAGTCCTCTCGGCACACCCTTAAATAGTGTAGATGCTCAACAAGTTTTACTAAACCCTGACTCTTTACACTCAACTTATAATACACGTATGGCACAGGCAGGTGCTGACTTTACAGTTAAACAAAAAAAGTATAAATCAAATATAGCAGACACTTTATTGTATGACGTTAGAGTTATGCAAGCAAACTTAGCTAGACCAGAGAATATGACACCTGCTCAAATAGAGCAAGCTGCACTAAAACAAGTGTCAGGTTCAGGCCCAGAGTTATCTACTTTAGAAATACAAACAGAGTTAAAATCACGAGGGATAGATCCGGGACCGCTTGATGGTAAAATGGGACCAAAGACAAGAGCAGCTATAAAAAGGTTTCAAGAAATAAGAGGTATTAAAGATGAAGATGGTGCAGGGTCACAAACACAAACTGCGCTACGTTCATTGCCACCTATCGCAGAAGAAACTTTAGATAAAGAGTTAGAACCAGCAAGTGAGCGTCGACAAAGATTTGCAGAGGCACTTAGCCGTAGGCCCGGAATTAGAACTCTTGATCCTTTTGAGGGTGCAATTATTGATTATAAAAAACAATATGAAAAGGACAGTCTAGAAGCTAAGACTATTTTAGAACAAGCTGATCCAGAGACAGCACCAGAGGATAGAGGTCTAGGTGCTCCTACACCCACCTCTGTTATAACTGCAACAGATAGAAGAACTAAACAAGGTCGTATGAAAATACAACAAGCCTTGAAAGATTTAAACTATGATGTAGGTGAAGTAGATGGCGATATAGGTCCGCAGACAAAGGCCGCTATAAGGCAGTTTCAAAAAGATAATAATTTAGGACAGGATGCTGTAGTAGGTAGAAATACTTCAATGGCACTAAATGAGGCACTAAAGGGCGCACCTAAAGAAACACAAGAGGTTACTAAACAAGGTTTTCTTAAAAGGTTTAAAGATTTTATTGTCAGTAAAATTACACCAAAAGAAGTACAACAGGTAGAAAAATTAATAGAGCAAGGTTTTAATCCTATAGATATAACTATAAATTATCCACTTGTTACAGGAGAAACAGGACTACTAGGTAAGGGTGCTCGTGGTAAGTATATAACTCTATCTGAAAACATGGAAAAAGGTCCAGAGAGCGAAGCATTTAGAGGTACAATAGTTAAAATCTTGGAGGATGCAGGTGCTGCAAGTGGAATAGATGCTAAAGGTAATGTCGTAGCTTGGTGTGCAGCTTTTGTTGACGCTATCTTGCATGAGGGAGATGTGTCACGACTAAAGGGTAACAGGCTTGGCGCACTAGCATATGAAAACTATGGTGTACCTGTAGATAGTGTGGACGCTGCAAAACAAGGAGACATAGTAGTTATACACAGTAGAAATATAGCTATAGATAGAGTGACAGGAAAAATAGTTTTTGACAGCATACCGTATAATGAAACAAACAGTGAATATCATCAACAACCAGATAAATACAGAATAGCACCCGGATACCATGTAGGGTTTTATGTGGGTGAAGGTAGAAAGGATAATACCTTTAAAATGCTAGGTGGAAATCAAAGTGACACAGTTAGCATAAAACCTTTTGATATAGGAAAAATACACAAGATAAGAAGACTTAAACCAGAAGACTTAAACAAGGCTATTATTAAATGATGGGATTACCTTTAGAATTAATAACAATGCTCTTCTCTACCATACTAGGTGGTGTCATGTCCATATGGGGGCAGTCCATCAAGGCCAGAGAAGCCAACAACAAGATGCTTATGGAACGTGCTAACTTCAGGAAGAAAGCTGTAGCAGAGGCACGTAACGCTGGCAAGGATGACAAACACTTTGCTTGGACACGTAGACTTATAGCTTTATCTGCAGTGTTTAGTATTATTGTCTTGCCAAAGCTAGTTGCAGTGTGGTATCCTGATGTTAGTGTATATGTAGGATACACAGAGGCTACAGGCGGTTTATTTAACTGGTTGTTTGGGCCAGCAGAAGCTATCCAATGGAAGATGGCAAAAGGATTTGTAATCACACCCCTTGATACACATATAGTGTCAGCCATAGTAGGTTTGTACTTTGGCGCTGGGTTTACTAAGTAGGATAAATAAGATGGCAGTATCAGATTTTGGAGCACCCATACCGGGCAACTCATTGTTTACCCATGCGCCCGGAGAAAGGCCGTGGGAGCGTCCTTCTAAGCTAAACACAGTAGAAGAGGCTGTATCTTTTTATGTGACCAGCCTAGCTAAAGAAGACATTATGGATGACTTAATGGTCGCTATGGAAGCAGGCGTGCCTATATATCCTATAGCAAAAGCTCTAACTACATCTCAAGTTATGCGTGGCACTCACACATTGGATGTAGCTTTGTTAGTTCGTCCTGTTATTATAGAACTTCTTGCTGCTGTGGCTGAAAGTAACGACATAGATTTTAAGTTTTCAAATAAAAACATTAAGAAAGAGATGGACGAAAAAGAAAAAGCTAGGATACAGATGATACTAAACTCTGCTATGACTAAAGCAGAAGAAGAGGGTACAGCAGATGAGGGTACAAAGCTGCTAGGTGAAATATCAGAGTTTCTAGAACAAGGCAAGGTGGAGGAAACACCTGAAGAGGATATGCCACCACCAGAGGCAGAAGAGTTAGAACAAGTAGATGCACCACCTATGGAGGGTGCGGAACCAGAGGAATTAGATACACAAGAACAGGCTCCACAAGAAATGGGCCTAATGTCTAGAAGGTAAAATATTATGGCGTTTAATTTTAAAGCATTTGCTGCAGGTTTTATGGATGATCAGGCTCGTCAAATAAATGAACGGGTTGCTGAGGCACGACAGTATAAGAGAGAGTTAAAAGAAAACGCTGAAGCATCTAAGAGTAAAATATCTAAACTAAAACAGCTAAAAGGTTTAGCTGCATCAGAGATAGCAAGAATTAGAGCGCTGGGTGTAGATGATGAGTACATCAATGCTGCTATTGCTTCTGGACCTAAAGGGTTGTTTGACTTGTCTACTGCTTTGCAAGAGGAAGCATCTAGACGTAACTTTAGACCCGGACAAAAGTTTGATAAGTTTGAAGTAGAATCGCTGATTGATATAACAGAAAACTTTAAGTACGGAGATGTAGATTCTCAAGAGTTCTACGAGATGAATACTGCATTGACTAAACCCTCACTAGGTAGCACAAAAGACAGCAAGCGTGGTCTGTTTGGTACGTTGCTAGGTTTAGATTTAGATGATGCAGTAAGGGCTAGGCTTGATGAGGATGCGTACTTTGATGGTTATTCTGTTATGGACATTAACGAGTTAGCTAAACAAGAAGCCTACGAAAGCGTGGCTCCGGGTACGTACTTCTCGTTTGCACCCACTAAAGCTATAGATGCAAGAACAGCCGTAAGCCAGTTACAAATAGAGATAAGTAGAGTAGATGATGATATTAGCACCATTAATTTTACCAGTAAAGCTGAGGAAATCGTTGACGACCCAGAAAAAATGAAAAACTATATGATCAAAGGTGAGCCTATGTCAATTGAAGAGATAGCCTTGCGATTAAGAGAACAGGAAAAGGTGGAGCGTCTTGTGCCTATCATAACTGCATTTGCTCAGTCTAATCCTTTGTATTTAGAAACAATGGGTCCAATAGTAACAAGTACGACTAATATAAGTGAAGATCAATTAGAGGCAATAAAGTATGACGTAATGTCAAATGAAGAATTAGAAACAAACCTCGCCAACTTGATGTTAGAAAAGGCTCCTACTCAGACAAGGGATGTAGGGCAGCGTATGAGGTTTAAAGCAGAAAATCCTGACGGTGGCGTTGATGACATTGAAGTTGTAGTTACTGAAGGGGATGTTGTGTCTCTTAAAGTAAATGGCAATCCTTTAGATACAAAACTAATACCTGATAAACTTAAACAAATACAAGAGCTAGGGGGCATATCTAGTTTTAAAGCTGCACAGTTGGTCACTGACACTAAGGAAACCCCCGTAGTAAATATACCGCCACCTTCTGTTCTTTCTCCTGAAACTACAGTAACAGAGCTAGATCCTGAAGAAAAACCTGAAGAAAAAAAGACAACTAGACGTGAAAGACCCATAGACAAACTGGTAGATTTTTTTAGTGGTAGAGGAGAAGGATTAGCAGAAGCTAGACGTAAAGCTAGAGAGAAAAGAGAAGGTAAAGATGTAGAGGAAGACACTACAACTGTTGACGATTCTGTTGAGGTAGAGTATACTAGGGATAATCCATACATCTTTGAGGAGGGTTTATCTAATGAAGAAGCTCAAGCTATTTTTAATAGTCTTCCTGCTGGGACTATTTTTAGGAATCCCGCAGATGGAGAAATTAAGGTTAAATAACATGGCAGATCTAAACTTTCCGGGAACCCCCATAAATGAACAGATAGACAAGCTAGATTTTCCGGGTACACCTTTAGGTGAGCTTGAGAAACCTGTACCATCTATGAAAGAAAAGATTTTTAACACCATAGAAACAGTATTTGATAGAGATGATAAAACAGAAGAGGCTTTAGGGTCTACCTCTGTAGAGACTACTTTAAGACCAAAAGCTAGACCTGTGGTTGAGGCAGTTGAACCTGAACCATCTGCATCTTTTGAGGGCGTATCAAAAAGATTAGTGTCTGATTTAATGTCAGACTTTGGTTTAACACAGGTTCAAGCTGTGGCTTTAGCAGGTAATTTAGCATATGAGTCTGCTAACTTTCAAACCATGCAAGAGATACTAGATAAAAAAAGACAAGGTAGAGGAGATAGAGGTGGATTAGGTTATGCTCAGTGGACAGACACATCTAAGAAAAACAATAGAAGAACTCAGTTTGAAGAGTTTGCAAAGCAAAACAATCTGTCTACCTCATCCTATGAGGCAAACTACGGCTACTTGAAAAAAGAACTATCTGAAAGAATACCGGGTTCATTGGAGAACATGGGTAAAAACATGATAACTAGACTAAAAAATACAAATGATTTAGAAAGCGCAGTTAAGGTGGTTATGGCAGGTTATTTAAGACCTAAAGCTTACGTTAAAAGAAAACAAAACCCTAGTGCTTATAATACTTTAGTAAACAAAAGAACCAATAGAGCAAAACAAGTACAAGGATTATTATAAATGACCTTAGAAGAGTTTGATAAATTATACGGAAATAAACCAAATGATCCTAGTGAGGATGCTGGTGGGTTAGATTTTCCCGGTAAGCCTGTGGCAGAATCCAACACAGATTCTTCCTTTGTAGATATGTTTGAAGAAGATAAACGCAAAGGAGATAAGCTAAAGAAAGATGATCTGTATAGAAGAGACAGGTTAAATAAAATACGAAAGTACATGATCAGCAAGAAGGGTGCTGATTATATGGATGCAGATGAAGAGACTGTAGTAGAAGACTTCGTAGACAGTATGCGTAGATTTAATACTAACATTGTTGCAACTGCAGGTGAAGCTAGATTTATCAACAAAGCAGATGACGAAACAAAAACAATAGCCAAAGAAGCGTATGAGCTATATGATAGCTTAGGCAACGTATTTGTAAATGACGGTGTGTTTGGTGCTGTTGATGGTGTTAAAGATTACATACTTGCTGTGGCTACAGATCCTACAAACTACATAGGATTACTAACTGGTGGTTTTGGTAAAGCAGGTGCACTAGGTGTAAGTGAGGGCAGTAAGAGAGCTATACAAGCCTCTGTGGCTGCAGCAGCTAGACGTGCCTCTGCTAGTGGTGCTACAAAAGAGGCGGCTGAGAAAGCAGCAAAAGAGGCTGCAGATTCTATGACTGCCAAGTTGACAGGAGGTAGCTATACTAAAGCATCTATGAAGAGAGCAGCAAATGCTGCAGCAAAGAGGGCTAGAGCTAGGGTTAGACTACAGGCTGCACAAAGGGCTATAAGGGAAGAGACAGGAGAGCTAAAAAGTAAAGCTGCTAAAAAGGCTGTTATACAAACTACGGCGATAGATGCTTTACTTGCTGGTGTGCAAGACATAGCAACGCAAGATATATACCATGATGTAGGAGCACAGGATAAGTTTAGCGCTGCACAAACAGCTATGGCGTTAGCGCTGGGTGGTATAGGGGGTGGACTACACTACACGTTTGGTAAGTTTGATGGTATGTCTGGTTTGTCTGAGGCTATGGATAATGCAAAGGCTGCAAGCAGAGCAGAAGAGCTTCCTCTAAAAAGATTAAAAGCAGAGAAAGAAGTATTAAGTAAACTTAAAAGAGAAAAAGCACCTAAAATACAAATAAGAAAACAACAAAATTTAGTAAACAAACTAGCTAGAGAATCTATAGCTGCGCCTATTTTAAAGCAAAGGTCTATTAAGCAAGCTGCAGAGCAAATGAAAAAAGACATACGAGATTGGAACACTAAAGTAGAAACAGGAAAGAAAACATTTGAAGGTGGGGATGGCAATCAAATAATGCCAGAGAGTTTATTAAGTAGGATCATGCTAGGTTATACACCTGATGGTAAAGAAGCGTTAGGCATAAAAGGTCCAGTAGAGATAGGTGGACTAGCCAAGATATTTAAAGATAATGGTGTTAAGTTTTCAAAGAAAACAAAAATATCAGACGTTATGACAAACTTGTTGCACTACATGGATAAAGACGATTTAGCAGAAATATCACAACTGTTTAGAGAACACACCAACATAGAGATAGGCACATTACACAGCTTGCCTGTTGAGTTGGGAGATGTCATAGCTGCTACGGTTAGTGGTGCAGGTAGCACGTTGAGTGTTATGTCTCAGGTACGCAGAGTTGTAGATGGCGGTGTTGTATCTGGAAATGAGTTGCTTGTTGAAACTCTAAACTCTAAAGAAGTGCAAGATGAGTTAGCCAAAGAGTTTGGTCAAGATATTATGGCAGGTAAAAAAACTCCCAAGTATGGTGCGTACATACAGAATATATGGAAGCGTCTGTTGGTTTCATCTCCTGCCACCACTGCTGCTAACGTGGCTGGCTTTGCACAGTTCTACGGTGGACAAGGTGTAGCTGACTTGTTTAGCACAGGGATGCTAGGTATAGCTGGTGTAGGTGCAGCTACTACAGGTAATAAGAATTTAAGTAAAGAGTTATTTAGACAGGCTCGTGTGTACAAAGATATACAAGCACAAAAGATGAAAAACTTTCTTGACCCCATGTCTACATACGAGAGTTTTATAGACCTTATGGATTCTTTGGGAGACAACAAACAAGTCAAGAACTTGTTGTTTGAAACCATTGGTGGCGGCATTGAAAGAACAGCCAAGCGTTACAACATGGATATAGACAATACTGTTTTAAAGAAAGCTGAGATATTTGCTGATGCCTCTATGATGATAACAGGTGTGAGGGCACAAGATACATTCACTAAATCACAGATGTTTATGACAGAGTTAGACAAATACATCAGGCTAAAGCACGGTAAAGACGATGCGAACATATCATTGATAAATGTATTGAAGTCAGGTGATATGTCTAAGATAGATGATGATGTAATAGGTGGTGCTGTTGATACCACACTGCGTTCTGTTTTCTCTAAAGACTACACCACAGATGATCAGTATCTAGGCTTCGCTGCTAAGTTTGTAGAGCAAGCATCTAACACACCCTTTTTAGGAACAGTTATACCGTTTGGTAGATTTATGAACAACGTGGTGGCTACAGCTTATCAGTGGAGTCCATTAAGTTTCTTGCCTACAGCAGCTAGAATAGCTAAAGCTGGTGGTAAAGACATAAAAGCAAATGAAGCTATGGCCCGTTCTCTTGTAGGCACAAGTGCCTTAGCTATGGCTATGCAGATGGATGAAGAGAGACAAAAGAAAGGACTAGCTGTAAACGAAATAGAGATGAGTGGGACTATTGTAGACGTAAGAAACGTGTTTCCCTTCTCGCTGTTCTTAGCAGTAGGTCGTGGGGCTAACTTAAACAGAAAAGGCGAGGCTATACCGCCAGAGTTACGAGAAGAGATACTTAACCAGTTAGCTATAGGTCAAGTAGCCAGAGATGCACAGTTTGGTAACGATCTGTTTAACGTCTTTGATTACTTTACAGGTGATGGTAGCGACAGAGGCCGAGCACTAGATGCTTTGTATAAATCTCTAGGTAATATAGCGGCTGGTGCTACACGTCCACTAGATGCAGTAAACAGATCAGTAGGGTATCTCGCTGGTAATGATATAGCTAAAGATGTGAGACAGGCAGAGGGGGTTAATAAATTTACACAGTCTGCTTCTAAATACTTTGACAATATATTAGAGGTTTTGATTGGTGAGTCAGAAACACTCACAGGAGAAAACCTACGAGTGGCTACCAGAGAAGGTGACATATATGATGCCAATCCTTTAGCCCGGATACTAGGTTTAAACATTAAGAGAGGTAAGACTGCTACAGAGAAAGCGTACACGTTGTCAGAGTTGCAAACGTGGAAGGCAGATCAAAGGTCACAGATACCTATGTATGACAGGATCTTTAACGAGACACTTGCACCTGTTCTAGAGAGAAGAATGACACGTCTACTAAAGAGTAAAAATTTTAGAGAAGGTGATTTGGCGTACAAAAGAGGTAGAGTAAAAGAGGAGTTAAAGAGAGCCAGAAAACAAGTAAGAGATAACTTTTCTTTTCTCACAAGCGAAGGGTATATGGAGCAAGAGAGATATAAAGCATCTAATAAAGGCACAAAAGAACAGCAGAAGAAGGCTCTGAGTATGATGAAGCAGCGTGGTGTAGATGCAGATATAAAAGACTTTAACTTTAGAGAGTTACGCATGTACAACTCTATCATAGACCACCTAAACTACAAAGTAAAAACAGGTCTTTGATCTGTGCTCTAACAAGCGTCTTGTTTGGTATGGTCCCGCTAGGAACTATGTACAAAGTCTGTGCATACAGATGTCCAAAAGAAATTAGCACTAAGTATAACCACTGGCCTTATCACATAGTTACATACGATATAGAACAGCCGTGTCCACCTAGTGCTAAAATAGATTAGTTACTTCAATCCCTGTAGTTCTGCAGTGTATTTAACTATCATACATACATCCTCTACAGCATCTAAAGCCCGGTATTTACCATTGCTATCTGGTAAATGTTCTTCTATGTGCTGCTTGACAGGCTCTAGCTTTCTTAATAGCCCCTCATAAAAAAGCCGCTGCTTTCTTTCCATGTGTTCTTTTGCTTCGCTCTCTATGCTCATAATCGCCGGGGTAGCGATGCACAGAATACCATGACTTGTGCATCTTCATGTGGCATGTTTTTTGAGTACACTTTTTTTACCTCACTTGCTGCAGCCTCACATACTTCGTAGTTCTTGTAGAAGTAAGGCTGGGTTTGTGCATAATGTAGTCCATCATTAAAGAATATAAGGACTATTATCCACTTCATTTAATGATACTTTTTACTGCATCAACACCTTGATCTACATAAGGTGCAGCCACATCTATACCACTATTAATCGCAGGTATTAATGCGTCTGACATCAACCCAACAGCAAGTATAGATGTTATAAAAAACTCAACCATTTTATTTCTCCTTTATGTTAAGTCTACTATTTCACAGCTATCGCCACTACACGCTAGTGTCTGCATGGATGCTGTGTTATCGTCTTCTTCATAGTCAGACAGCTTAGACCAATCAATACTAGTCGGCATAAGTGACGCTAACATATTGTAGTCTGACCTGCCTACCTCTTGATAGGGTGCTTGTTGATATGTATGATCTGAGTGAGGCAAAAAAGATATACCACTCATCTCATCAAAGTGTTTGTACACAAATGCACCCACCTCTAGCCACTCCTCATCACGCACTGTAATCGTCACTGAGGGCTTGTGCTCGCACCAGTGTCGTTGATACGTAAGCCAAGTCTCTAGCTGCTCTATGGCTGTTAGATCATCTCTAAGCACTGCTTTGTCTGGTGACTTGATAGGAAAGCTAAACACTACTGTGCTATCAGGTTTCATTACACAAGGCTCGTTAGGTATACCTTGATCAGCCATAAATTTAGTTAAGGGGTCGTTGGTATCAGCGCGTACAGTACGGATATAATATGAACTGTGGCGAGGGTGAATACCAGACGCGCTGTCAACCAACTGGGAGATTGTCCCGGACGGTTTGACGCAGCTAATTGCAGTAGCTTGGGGTATATTGAGACTGTTAGCAAGTTCAGCGTTAGTAGAAATAGCGACATTTTTTAAGTGCTCCAATGTTTTTTCTAGACCTTTGTTTTTTGTAGTCATCAGTGGGTTGTCCATTATCCCTGTGAGTGACACACCAAGCAAACGCTCTTCTTCTGTATTACGCTGCCACACCTTTCGCAGATATGGAAAGTGTGTGTAGGTTGATTGAATTGTTCCAAGTATAGTTGCAACTCTGACTTTCCTTTCAAGATCGTCAATAGAGTCAGTAGCCCGGACCACAACTTCCGTAAGATTACAGAACTGATTTGGACGCAGTATGATTTCAGAACATGGATTAGTCCCAAACTCCCACTCACTATCACGCCTACCATTTTTTGCAGCTTGTTTCTTAGATGCTTCACGATTAAATATCCCTCTTTCTCCTGACTTACTTTCTACTAAAGCTGTCCACTCACGTAAGAATGAGTTCATGTCTGGCTTCTCTGTGTAACATACAGAGTTATTAGCTAAAGCACGATGTCCTGCTGTCTCCCACCACTGACCTGACTTAGCGTGACGCATACGGTCATCACTTAGGTTAGATAAACTAATCATAGCGCTACGTCTTACGCCACCAGAGACAACTATCTGTCCTACAAAGCACATAATATCGTGACACTCTAGAGCACTGAGTTTACGCCCTTGTGCATTTTTAAATGTTTGTACAGTAAAGCTAAACAGATCTATCAAAGGCGCTGGGCCACTAGCCCTACCGCCAAACGTCTTCAGTCTAGCGCCAGCAGGACGAACCTTTGAGGTATCCCACTGAGGAATCTCACCAGCCCATAGGAGTGCCAACACTTGTCTAAACGCCTTAGCCCATCCCTCCTTGCTGTCCCTTACAACGATAGTGGTATCGCTCTGGAAGAGAGTAGGGACTTCAGGGAGCTTATTGATGTACTGCCTCTCAACACTGAAGCCAACGCCAGTACCACAGAGGAGAATGAACATGGCCTCATCGAAAGCTTTAGGGTCATCGACAGCTAGATAACTACAGTTATATATGCATGTGTTATCCCGGTCTGCTGCTGGCCCTGCAGTCATCATGGCTCGCATGGATGGCATTACTTCTAGCTTGAGTATGGCGTCCTCTATCATTATCTGTTCTGTTACAGATACTTTACCGTCAACCATGTTGCTTATATAGCGTTGTACTGTCTCGCTCCAATTCTCTCTTTTCTTTTCTTCTGGCATCCACTTGGAATACCTAGACTGATGTATAAAAGTTTGATAGTCAGTAGGCAATACTTCACCACTGTCTACACTATTGTAGTATTCAAACGCCTCTATATCACTTGCATTAATCATGTTCTCTCTCTCACAGTTAGGTTGTCTATTTTTACATCGTCTATATCGTAGAACGTGTTGCGTACTAGATCATGCACGTCCTCTTCGTGTGCGTCTTGTACAGTTGATAATACGTTACATGCTTCATCTACTTCCAGTAAGAATGTAACGCTAAACTTTTTATTTTTATTATTCACTTTCTTATCTCCGTCCATCGTTTTCTTAGTCTGTTAAGATACCAGATAGCTTTATCTATATCCTCTAGTCCGTTCTTGTATTCGCATCTCCACAGGTATTTTAACACATTAGCTGCATGGGGTGCAATACTGCCAGACATATTTTGTGTCATTGCCTCTATAGCTTGTATACATTCTATACCTGCTTGATTATAATGAATAGGTTTAGTTACAGGATCGTGACCTTCTTTTTTCATTAAGCATTACCTTGCGTTTTAGTGAACCTAGTAAGTTTTAGAATCTTACCGTCTGTGCCTTCTACCTTTTCGTACATGGGCTGGTCTTCTTCTTCTTCTTCGTCCTTTAAACCTATTAGTTCATTTCTGTGTTCTTCTACCATGTTGTACAGCATATCATCGTGTTGTGCGAGTTCTAAAAAAGCACCCATCAACGTAGCTAGATGCATGACGTATGCAGTATCTTCTGTATCAAGCAACTTAGGTTCACCTACAACAAGACCTGTATTCATCTCACCTGTCCACTTACCTTTACTATCAAAGGAACAAGGTTTCAAAACCAAAGCTACTTCATCATCTCCTATCACGTACTTCATGTTGTTACCTTTCTTTCTCCTTTGAAGAGTATTTTCTTTACTCTTATAGGTTTACCTTTCTCCTTTAACCACGCTTGCGGTATAATCCGATGCTCCCACCTGAAGTCATACTTGTCACACCACTCACAGTATCTAGACTTAGCCCCTTTGTACAGCTTTGCTTTGCTGTTGCTGAATACAAATCGTATGTCTAGCTCTGGGTGTTGTTCTCGTATGGCTAGATGCTTACGTCTGTCCTCTGAGTCAAAGATGCCTTTAGTTTCTATTATGATACCGTTGTCTAAAATAAAGTCAGGTGTGTACGTTCTGTAGCGTAGGTCTTCCCACTCTATCTTTAAACGCTCATACCTGACTTGCCTTTGATGCTCTCTTAGGTATGCAGCTATCTCGTTTTCTAGGCCGCTGCGATACCTTCTCGTGCTACTCCTTTTTCTATAATTCATGCCGTAGTCTAGTGTAGTGTACCGTTGGTGCTTCTCTTTTGCCTTTGTACACCTTAGAGGGCAGACTTTTTAAACCGGGCCAGCACTTGATT